CCATCACCAAGTCTTGTTGACCTGATTCTTGGTGCGCTTGTTTTTCTCATCCCATAAGTGGGCTGAATAGAAGGAAAGGTCGCCATTTATCTAGTTAATAAACCTCCAGGTCTTTTTTCTTTTATGAGTTGTGCCTGTACAGCAGCCCCTATCACTGCTCCTAAAGCCTGTGCATCTGTACTGTTGCCAGCCACAGAAGAACCCGAAGCATCTACATTCACTGTAACCATATTTGTTGTATTATCACCTCCACCGATATCTGTGCTTGGTAATATTGTTCCCGATGTTCGAGGTACAAAAAGTTCTGGTTGACGCTCTCCAACAATATATGGTTTACCAGCTTTAACAGGGCCACCATTTGCTCTGAATAATCCACCTAAAATACCACCCAAGAAACCACCAATACCTTTTCTTTTTCCGCCAGAGGCAGAAGCTCCAAAGTTCTCACCAAAATTACCGAGGATTTTATCAATCTGTGCATCAATTATTTTATCTCTGATTCTGTTTAATACATTAGTCATCGCCTGACCAAATGATTGTGCGCCTGTAATTGCATCTCTTAAATTACCCTTGATACTTGTTTCAATCTCTTCACCCACTGCGGTCATTTTTTCTTTAAGTTCTTCTGCTTGTTGTTTTTGTCTGTCTTGAGATTCTTCTATTTTTTTATTTGCTTTTTCAATTTCATTTGTTTTATCTAATCGTTCTTGTAATGGTTTTATTTGTGCTTCAATGTTTTTTATCTGTCTATTTAAACTTTGATTTATTCTGTTATTTGTACCTAAACGAGCCTCTAGACTTTTTTTTCTTGCTGTTAAAGAATCAATCGCTGCCTCTACTTCGGCTTTACCACCTTCTCTAACAAGTTTGTTGAAGTTTTTTTGTTTTTGATTATGTTTTATGAGAGCAGTTGTTAAAAGTCCAACTCCTGTAACTAAACCAATTATAGGCAAAGCATTTAAGGCAATGGCTAACGCTCCTGTTGAAATTGCAAGAGCTTTTGTTGCTATTGATGCTGTTGCAGATGCTTTTGCAAAAGCTATAGCACCAACAGTCGTTGCTTTAAATTTAGCAATTAAAATAGTTTGAGCAGCAGTCAACAATGTAACTGCGCCTGTAAAACCTTTTACAGCTAAAGCAATTCCAGTAAATATTGCGGCAGTTTGTCCGATAGGTGATTCAATAAATTCTGTAACAGCGGTTGTTAAACTTGTAATAGTTCCTATAGCATCTAACACTGCGGGAGCTAATAATTTTCCAACTGCAATAGATAGTTTTTCAGTTTCATTACTTAAAACTTTAAATACCATTGTTGGGTCATTTTTAATCAATTCTTTGAGTGCCTTACTTCCTTCCTTTTCAATCTCTTTAAAAGCTGCAACAACGACATCTTTTGTTATTTTTCCTTGTGCTGCCATATCTCTTAAAGCACCAACATTTACTCCTAACTGATCTGCTATTGGTTTTAAAACAGCCGACATTTGCTCAGATATACTATTAAATTCATCACCTCTTAAAACACCAGAACCCAACGCTTGAGTTAACTGACGCATCGCTCCAGCCTGTTCTTGAGTAGAAGCACCTGACAAGATAGCTGCTGTATTAAATCCGTTAAATATTGCTGTTATTTCATCCATAGTCGAACCAAGTGGCCCTAATCTTGCCTGTAAATTTGTTACTCCTTCTAATGCGTCAATCGAACTTAATCCAAATTTTGTTTGAGCCTCTTCTGCAAGTTTCAATGATTGACTGTAAGTGCCATTATCCTTTGTAAGTATTTTTAATCTTTGATTTAATTTTTCAAAACTTGTGGCTGCTAATATTGTTCTTTTTGCCAAAACACTTATCCCAATACCTGCTATCGCTGTTTTTAAACCTCCAAAAGCTCTTTGTAATTGATTCGTTTGATTTTGAACACCCTGCAAGGCTCTAGTTGCACCAGTAGCATCAACGGTAAGTTTTACGTTTGCCTGTGCCACAAATAAAAAAAGCCTTTATTATATATATTACCTTGAATTGTGTTTTTGTCGTTGCATCGCTTTTTTTTCTTCTTCACTTTTATTTTCATAATATGCAGCCCAATATATCAACTCTTCTTGAGAAATAGACATTCTTAATTCATTTATTGTTTTACCTAATTCTATTGCGAGAAAAAACTCAAAATTTAACCAACCATCTCGCCTTATTCGTTTTTTGCTGTATCAATATCAAGTTGAATATCAAATAAAAATAGTTCTATATCATTTAGAACCTTTTCTGGTAGTGACCTTTGTAATATCGGAGCATCTGACATATCAAAAGCTGGAGTGCCATCTTCTTTCTGTGCCATTTTACAAAGCAACTGAGTTGAAACTGTAAGTGCTTCATCAGTGCCTGCTAACTGCTGCGCCTTTTGTCTATCAAATCTTGTTATCGGTGGAAAATATAAAGTTGTCAAAACCTTGCCAGATGAATCTTTCAATTCATACTTTCTTCTTGCGGTCATCTCATCTTTAAAAGCACCGATGAGAAGGTCTGCTGTTCTTTGATTTGTCATAAGTTGGGGTTGATAACTTTAATAATTAGATAGCTGAAGTAATAGTTCCAGTTGGTTTAAATGTAATGCTTATTGTATTAACGTCACCTAAAGCTGAATTTTGGTCAAAACTTGTAATAATTCCATTGAAAGAAATTTTCTTTGTGGCACTCGCACTGTCTGGGAAAAGTTCAAAAGCTGCTGTTCCAAGATCACCAGTTGTTAAAACACCATCAACAAAAGTTGCTGTCTCACCTGATGCTGAATCATCATAAACTAATTCAGCAGAACCTTCACCTTCAATTAGACCACCAACAAATGCCTTGAAAGTGTCGCCTTGTACTGTTGTCTCCTGAATATCTTTAGTGATAGACATTGACCAGCTTCTAGTACCTAGTACTGGGTTTACAGATGAACCAGCATCATCAAATTTGACCTGCCCTACATCACCTTTAACTTTTGCCATGACAAAAAAAAGAATTATTTATAATTATATTAACCTTTTTCTGACTTTTTTACAGCCTTTTTATTTGCTTGTTGTTTTTCCATATAACGTCTGCATTGATTATCCCAATACTGAGGCTCTCTTCTGCCCTTAACAGCTTCTATAACATCAAGCATTTCTTCTGTAATTTCCATTTAAAGATCCTCATAAATGTTAAAAGTGATTCTAATTTGAGTTTGAAACTTACCTTCTGGACTTGATGCAAACACTTCAGGGCCAACAGGAGAATCAAAAATAACATTTGATACTGTCACTCTATTGTATAAGTCTCTTAGTCTCTTGCCAATCGTATAATTAGACCCTGCTCCAATACCCTCTTCAGTAAATATATTAAGTATAACTAAACCAACAACATTATTTGTAGCAGTGCTTGTATCTCCCTGGGTTAGATATTCATTTGCACCGAAACTTGTAAGACATTGTACAAAAGTATCTTCTGTTGTCGAATCAAATGCCATATTGTTGAATATGACAGGAATAACTGGACTTGATGCCAGTTCTGTTGCCAATCTTGCCTCGATTGTGGATCTGACGGTGTTTAAATCTATAGCAGCCATTTATATTCCTCTTTTAATTCTTTCATATTCTTTTCTAGCATATTGTTCAAGCTCTTTGCCTATAAGTTCAGGAAAACCAGGAACTGTTTTTTGTCTTGTTCTGTAAGTACCACCCCATGAAGGAGGTAAGTTTACACCAAAACAGACAGGTTCTGCATAAGGTAAATTATTTGTGATTGTTCCCTGTAATGGCTTTATATCTGTCTGCCATGCTGCTCTTAATCTTCCAGTATCAACTGGTGTTGCATTTTTTACCCTAAGTGTCCATTGCAAAGTCGTTGCAGCAACTAAATCCTCTACCGCTTCCCTCATTACATCATCTATTTGATCTAACCTTATTTGTCTTGCCATAATTACCTCAGGATTAAATCAAAACTTATTGCTGTATTATTCTGCTCGTTTGTAATTACCTGAATAATTTTAAACTCAACACTGCTTATAACAACTCTGTCTTTTGTGGTCGGTACAAAGGTCAAATCCCCTGCTGATATTGTTAACCTTTTATCCTGTGATTCAATCAGATCATTTACTTCCGATCTGTTTACATTTGTTAACGCACCTTTGATAGTAGTATCAGATGTGGATTCTGTAATAGCTCCTGTGGTTGTGTTATAACTGCCAGCCGTTACCTGTCTGATAGTCACATCACCTCCAAGTTTGCTCAGAGTTTTTGATGCTGCCTTTTTTAGTGCGTTGGCAAGACTCATAATGAATAAGCAATGACCTGACCACTTGCAAGAGTGATACTTGTGATCACACCACAAACTTCAGATGATGCCTTCATAGTTATGCCATTAATAGTTGCAGAACCATTTTCTGTAATGTTCTCAGCAACAAAAGTAGCCTCCGCATCTGTCAGACAATGCACCTTACCAAATCTCCCTGTGTGGGCGTTTGTATCTGTAATAATGATTGCTGCTGGGTATTCGTAGCCGTAGCCCATTTTCATGACCTCTTAATTTGTAAGTTTGCTCTTCCACCTATTCTAATACC